AGGCAGGACCAAGCTTACATCCCGTTGGGTGGTGGCGTATCAGATACAAAAGATGTTGGCATTACGGTTGTTAAAGGCGTCCCACAGGTTCGCACCATCACTGATCCTGATGTTGATGCTGTGCGCGTCACCGTTGCAATTCCATCATTGCAACAAATTGATACCACCAACGGTGACACATCCGGCGCCAGCGTGCGGTTGCAAATCGCCGTGCAGTACCAAGGCGGTGGCTATACAACTGTTATTGATGACACCATTAGTGGCCGCACGGCAGATGAATACCGCAAAGATTATTTGATTAATTTGACCCGGCCAAATCCGTCAGACATTGTAGACATCAAGGTTACCCGCATCACCGATGACAGTACCAATTCGCTGTTGACCAATGCTTTTAACTGGAATAGTTACACGGAAATTATTCGGGCGAAACCAATTTATCCGAATAGTGCATTAGTTGGTATCCGCGTTGATGCAGAACAGTTCGACAGCATTCCATCCCGTAGCTATCTAATAAAGGGAATCAAAGTTCAAATTCCAAACGGGACGACGGTGGACTCGGCAACTGGCCGCATTATCTATCCAGAAAACTTTGTTTGGAACGGCACATTCTCAGCAGCTACTTGGACATCATGTCCCGCGTGGATCTTGTGGGATCTGTTGACCAGCACCCGTTATGGATTCGGCAATCACATCAGCGCAGCACAGCTTGACAAGTGGGCATTCTTTGCCGCCAGCAAATACTCCAACGCCTTAGTTGATAATGGCTTTGGCGGTCAAGAAGCACGCTTTAGTTGTAACACCTCAATTCAAACCGCAGAGGAGGCGTACAAGCTGGTCAATGACTTGTTGTCGATCATGCGCTGCCAAGCGTTCTGGAGCACCGGCAGTCTGACTATTGCGCAGGATGCACCATCAGATCCTGTCTATCTGTTCAACCAAGCGAACGTTACGCCTGAAGGGTTTTCCTATAGCGGCTCAAGTCTGAAAATCAGACCAAACGTTGCAGTGGTCAGCTACCTTGATCTGAAGCTGCGGGATACCGCCTACGAAGTGGTTGAGGACACCGACTCAATCGCTAAATATGGCGCGGTCAAAGCTGAAATTAGTGCTTTTGCCTGCACCAGTCGCGGCCAAGCCAACCGCATTGGCAAGTGGTTGCTGTTTTCCGAGCGCTACGAGAAGGAAGTTTGCACCTTTGCATCCAGCCTTGACGCCGGTCAGCAGGTGCGCCCTGGGCAAATCATCCTGATTTCAGATCCAGTTCGTGCTGGATCACGTAGTGCTGGCCGCATTGCAGCGGCAACAACCACAGAAATCACTGTTGACAACGTAACTGATCTAACACAAGAAGCTACATATACCCAAACTGGGACAACAATTACTGTCACAACATCAACAGCGCATAATCTAACGGTTGGCGCCTCTGTGTTGCTTGATTTTACAAGCGGCACTGCAACTGATTCAGCCTATACAGTTAATACCGAATCAACTTTTTCTTTTACGGTTACCAGTTTTACCAGCACAACAACCAGCGGCAATCTTTTATGGAGCGCTAATTTACCAACATTATCAGTTATTCTTGGTGATGGCACGGTTGAAGCTCGGACCGTAGCAAGCATCAGCGGTAATGTGATGACTGTATCATTGCCATTTAGCTCGGCCCCTAACGTCAACAGCATTTGGATTCTTGAAAGTCCATCACTTCAAGCATCTACCTGGCGCGTCCTAAGTATTAATGAATCGGATGGCATTAACTACGGCATTACAGCCATTGCGCATAATGAAAGCAAATACGCATACATTGAAGATGGTGTACCTCTTGAATTTAGGGACACCACAAACCTCAACGAGATTCCTGCCCAACCCAGCGAACTTACGGTTGTCAGCACGCCACAACCCGGCAACCAAGTAGGACCGGAAGTCCAGTACGAACTCAACGGACGCATCGCCGTCAAGATTACTTTTGGTTGGTTTGCGCCAAAAGGCATTAAAAAATTTCGTGTTAAATATCGCTACCAAAATGACAACTTCACTACGGTTACAGTTCAAGGTACCACTTTTGATATTCTTGATGCAAAAACTGGTAACTATCAAATCCAAGTAAGCAGTATCAGCGCTTCTGGCATCTTGTTCAGTGAGCCAGCATTAGCCGAGTACAACGTGGCTGGCCTTGGTGCAGCGCCATCAGACGTACAAGATCTCAGCGCTATTGCAACTGGCGAGGATATGGTGATCCTTACCTGGAAACAAGCACCAGAATTAGACGTGCAGGTTGGTGGTCGAGTTATTATTCGCCATGATCCACGAATTCTGGCTAACGCCGATTGGAACGGCAGCAATGATATTGTGCAAGCGGTAGCTGGTAGTTCCACGCAAAAGCAAGTGCCGTTGCTGCCTGGCACTTACTTGTTAAAATTTGAGGACTTTCTTGGTAATCGCTCAACAATAGCAACCGGTGTTGAGGTTGTTCTGCCAGAGCCAGAATCGCGCATTGCAGCAAAAGAATGGGCGGAGCAAAGTCTTGCCACACCGTTCAGCGGAACAAAAACAAACTGTGTTTATGATGCGGGCGAAACAGCACTTGTATTAACACCTAATCTTTATGTTGCCCCAAATTACTGGGAAACCATCTACTGCGCAGGTGATTGCGGTGCTGAATACCAATTCAAAGACGCCTTTGACCTTGGTGATGTGTATGACTTCAGGATCAGGCGTTACATCGTCAGCCGTCCTCTTGTTTTTAATACAGTATTTGACAACATAACTAGCAATTTTGACGAGCAATCTGGCTTCTTTGATGGTACGGTTGCTGACCAGGTGAATGTCGCAACCTATGTGCGTACCACGCCAGATGATCCAGCCGGATCGCCAACATGGGGACCATGGACTGAATTCGCCAGTGGCATGATCCGTGGCCGTGGCGTTCAGGTGAAGGCCATCTTGACCACCGAGACAGAGCTGATCGGCGTTGCTATCGACGAGCTTGGCGCAGCATTGGAGTTGACTAGACGCGTCACCACCAGCCTGACCACACAAACCAGCAGCGGCAGTGCCGTCACTTCGATCACATTCCCCAACGCTTTTTATAAGGCGGTGACCGTTGGCGATCCGTATTACACCCTGCTACCTAGCGTTGGTGTTACGGCATTATCGATTGGAGCGAATACACACGCAGAAATCACAAACCTGACCCGCACTGGCTTTAACGTTGAGTTTCTACAAGGCGGCAGCAGACAGGTGGTAAACTTTACCTACAATGCCGTTGGCTACGGACGTGCCTTCTAATGGCTCAATCTGATCAAGTAGTTCAAAACGCAACGTTTCCAAGCGTTCGCGCAGACATCAACGACAACCTTGCCGCGCTCTACAGCCAAAGCAGCGGCAACACCGCACCGACCGTAACCGTGGCATTCCAGCCGTGGGTTGATACCAGCAGCAATCCACCGGTCAAGAAAATACGAAACGGATCCAACACTGATTGGATCACAGAGGGCATTTTGGATCCAGCTGGTTTTAACCCGAGTGGCATTCCAACAGGCCAGATTATTCTTGTTGCATTGTCGTCGGCCCCAACTGGATACCTTAAAGCCAATGGTGCGGCAGTAAGTCGGACAACCTATGCAACTTTATTTGCGGCAATTGGGACCACGTTTGGCGTAGGCGATGGCAGCACCACGTTTAACGTGCCCGACCTAAGGGGCGAATTTATGCGTGGCTGGGATGATAGCCGTGGTGTGGATAGTGGACGAGCACTTGGCAGTACTCAGGCAGATTTATTTAGGAATCATACGCATACATTTACAAATTACAATAGTACTGAGAAGACTGGTAGTGGTGGTAGCCTTGCGGTTGCCTATTATAGCGGAGGCACTTTTACTACTGGTACTAGTAGTACCGGCGGCACCGAAACTCGCCCCCGCAACATTGCTCTTCTGGCCTGCATTAAATTCTGATCATGAATATCTACCACTACATTGCTGATACTGGTATCCTTTATGCCAAAGGGGTTGCCGACGAGTCACCGCTAGAACCTGGCGTTTTTCTGATCCCGGCATACGCCACAACTGTTACACCGCCTGAAGTAGCAGATCCTGAGGTTGCGGTGTTTAGGAATGGGGCATGGAACGTTGAAATCTTGCCACCACCTGAACCACCAGCCGTGCTGTCGCCTGCTGAAAAGCTTGCGCAGTCCGGCCTAACCGTGGCGGAACTTAAGGAACTGCTGGGAATTGAAGGCTAACCTACCACTACACAGAGATTCCCATGGCTAACCGCAGAATTTCGGATCTGACAGCGCTGACAGCACCAGCAACGGGTGACCTGTTGCCCATCGTTGACATTAGTGAGGCTCTGGCAGCCGATAAGAACAAGAAGATCACCTACGGCGAACTGCTTGCCAGCGCACCGGCAGGTTCGGCGGCAGCGCCAAGTTTTAGTTTTGATGGTGACCCTAATACTGGAGTATTTAATCCAGGAGAAGACACACTTGCCTTTGCTGAAGGCGGCGTTGAAGCCATGCGCATCGACAGCTCTGGCACGCTTTTAATTGGTGCTTCTACTAAATACAGCAATGTTGTTTCGCAACGCCTATACACAGCAGGCGCTGGTTCTTTTGCAGCTCCTGGAATTGGAGTTGGTGCTTATACAACGGCAGGACTTGCTCTTATTACAATTGATAGATCAAGAAATAATACTTTGGGCACAAATGCTATTGTTGCGGACGATGATATAATAGGTTTTATTCAATTCCGTGGCGCAAACGGCGTTAGCAGTTTTATTGACGCAGCTACTATTTCTTCTGTTGTAGACGGCACTCCCGGTTCTGCTTCAATGCCGGGACGCCTAGAATTCAGAACGACTCCATCTGGCTCAACTGTTTCTGTCGCTCGGATGCAAATTAAATCCACTGGAATTGTCAACATTGCCGATACTCCGACTTATGCCGATAATGCTGCTGCAACCAGTGGCGGACTTGTTGCCGGTGACATTTACCGCAAGTCCGATGGCACCCTTATGATTTGCTACTAATGGCAGTCCGCGCAAAAGCTGGTGCAGCACACATCAGCCACCAGCCTGGTCCACCGAAATTGACCAATCAAGGCCAAGGCAAACGGTCACGTCCTAACCATGGCCGTAAGAAGCGCCGTGGCCAAGGTAAAGGCTAGACTGCTGCTATGGCGATAGCACCCGGCACTTACAACATCAGCCTGCAACGCCGGGCGGATTACAGTGTCACGCTCCAGTTCAAAGACAGCACCGGCACTGCAATCAACCTGACCGGCTGGACTGCTGCGGCCCAAGCATGGAACCAGACGCGTACCACAAAATACGCTGATTTCACGGTCACCTACACCAACCGCAGCACGGGCACCATTGCCATTGCATTGACCAGCGGTCAAGCGGCAACGCTGCCTGATGAAGCGTATTACGACGTATTGCTCACAAATCCCAGTGGCCTAAAGGAGTATTACCTTGAAGGCATCATCTACGTGTCGGAAGGTTACACAGCATGACCAGCGTCGTTGTCAGTTCAGTTACCAATACAGTCACTGTTACTGAAGGTGACGGCAGTTCCACCGTCGTTACGGTTCCTGTTACCAATACTGTCACCGCAACAACGGTTGGTCCGCAAGGCCCTAAGGGTGATGCTGGAACAGCTTTTGAATATGTCCAAGCAGCACCAGCAACGACATGGACAATCAACCACAACCTTGGGTTTAGACCATCTGTTGAATTGCTGGATGCTGGCAGCCAAGAAATTGACGGCGAGGTGGCACATCCAACTGTCAATCAAACCGTTGTTACACTGAGTCCAGCATCCGCTGGCTTAGCTCGCCTGATCTGATATGGCTCGTAAGTTTTTTACAGACATCGACCTGCAAAGCACGTCGAAGGTCATTAACGTTCCGACGCCTACCGCAGCAGGCGACGCCGTACCCAAGTCCTACGTGGATTCTGCGGTTGAAGGTCTGGCTTGGAAAGATAGTGCCCGCGTCGGTACCCAAAGCAATATCAACCTAAGCAGTCCTGGTGCCACGATTGATGGCATCACGATGGCGTCGCAGGACCGGGTGCTGGTCCGCAACCAATCCACACAAAGCCAAAACGGCATTTATGTATGGAATGGCGCCTCCACAGCGCTGACCCGTTCACTGGATGCCAGCACGTTTGCCGAGCTGGAACAGGCGATCATCACGGTTGAAGAAGGCACCGACGCTGGTACAACTTGGCGCCAAACGCAAATCAACGGCGTAATTGATACCAACAACGTTATCTTCACATCGTTTGCAGCAGCGGCACCCGCTGCTAGTGAAACCACCGCTGGCATTGCTGAGCTTGCCACCCAAGCAGAAGTTGACGCTGGCACCGATGATCTGCGGATTGTCACGCCACTGAAGCTGGCCACATGGTCAGGGCGTCTGCGCAAGGTATCCACCAGCGTTGGTGATGGCAGCGCCACCAGTTATGTGGTCACACACAACCTGAACACTCGTGACGTGATCATTCGGGTGTTTCCCAACTCCGGCGAATATGACGACGTGGAGGTGGACGTGCAGCGCACCAGCACAACCACTGCAACGCTGGTGTTTGCCACGGCGCCTGCTTCTAACGCCTATCGCGTGGTGGTGCTCGGCTGATGTCACGGGCTTTTGAGACTGACATTGTTCTCAAGGCGCAACGCGAGTTGCGGTTGGCTGATGCGGACTCATCCGCCTATGTCGGTTTCAAGGCGCCTGGGACAATCACTAGCAACCGCATCTGGACGCTGCCTGCTGCTGATGGCACCACCGGCCAAGTGCTTAGCACTAACGGATCTGGTGTACTGTCATGGGCCACGTCAGGCGGTGGTGGCGGTGGCAGCTCCGTTGGCGATAACCTCTACCTCAACACAACCTGCATTTAAGCCATGGCTGCTTCACCTGCTTTTATTTCAACGCCACGCATTGGGCGTTGTTCGCTGAGTACAGCCAACACGGCAACTGATGGCACCGGCACGATCACTGATCTGATCACAGGTGTGGCCGCTGGCACCAGGGTGCTGAGCATCAACGTGCAGGGCACCGCAACGACGGTGGCGGCGCTGGTCAATATTTTCCTCTGGGATGGCACGCAGTGGGACTTATTTGATCAGGTAACCATTACCGCCACTACCGGCAGCAACACGGTCAAGGGATACCGCCTCGTGACGGCATACACCGATCTGGTGCTGCCTAGCACAAGCCATAAACTTGGCGCCACGATCAGCGTTGCACCTTCATCTGGCACCGTTCGCGTTACAGCGTTTGGTGGTGATCTGACATGAACGTAAACCCCATTGCCTGGGCAGCATCAACACTGCGTTTATTTACGCGCATTGATAATGATGGTGTTAATACAACAGTACCTGTAACTGAAATAAAGGAATTGCCAATCGGCGTTCCCAATATGGATATTGCGCTACTTGCCAAGGGCAGTGGCGCAACGCTAGCTCAGGTGCCGGATGGGACGGTGGCTGGTGGCAATAAGCGTGGAAACTTTGCGACAGATTGGCAAAAAGAGCGCGCTAGCTCAACTAGGGTGGCCTCCGCAGCCTATTCAACAATAGGAGGCGGCCAAAGCAACACTGCATCAGGACAGTACTCCACCGTTGCGGGTGGAGACAATTGCACAGCAGCAGGATCGCAATCAGCAATCTGCGGTGGATCATCTAATTTCACCAATGCGACGCAGGCAGCTATCTGCGGCGGCCTAAGCAACACCGCCTCCAGCAACTATTCCTTCGTTGGCGGCGGCCAATCTAACCGCGCCGAAACCAGCACCCACGCAACGGTGTGTGGAGGCAGTGGCAATACGGCGAGTGGGCAGTATGCGTTTGTGGGGGCTGGACAGGCCAATACTGCTTCCGCTGCTAATGCCGTAGTTTGTGGTGGAAGTTCCAATACGGCATCTCAAACTTTTTCCACAGTAGTAGGTGGTGACTCCAACACAGCAAATGCTATTGGTTCGACTGTTTTAGGTGGCAGTTTAGGAATAACACGCGGGATTCAAGGGTATTGCGTAACCCCTGCGTGCAATAGCCCAATAAGTACTCTGCAAGGCCGCACGCAATCCGCACTCCTGCTTCTAGCCCGCGAAACCACTGACGCTACCGCCACCGTCCTCACCAGCAACAGCAATTCCGCCGCTACCACCAACCAAGTAACCCTGCCAAACAACAGCGCCTACTACTTCCGGGGCAGTGTGATTGCAGGAGTAACTGGCGCAGGTAACTCTAAGTCGTGGACCTTTGAAGGTGCAATTAAACGTGGCGCTAGTGCAGGGACCACTGCTATTGTTGGCACGGTAATAATTAACACGATTGCTCAAGATGCTGGCGCCTCTGCTTGGAGCATTGCTATCACAGCCGACACAACTCTCGGCTGCATTACAGTCACCGTAACTGGCGCCGCTGCCACTACCATTCGCTGGGTGGCCAAAATTGAAACCACGGAGATGACCTACTAATGTCTGTCAACATCAATCACGCTACTGATACCATCACGGCATCAAGTGGCACTTTAAGTCTTCCTAACTTTTCGGGTGGCGGTGGTCTTACGCACTTTGCTGAATCTGAAAGTACCGCATCGCCAAACGCAACGGTTCCCGTAGACGCGCTGACTGCAACAGACGCAAGCTACACCAACATTGACGTGGCATTGGTTACCAAGGGCAGTGGCGCAACGCTGGCTCAGGTGCCGGATGGAGCGATTACGGGTGGTAATAAACGGGGGATTTATGCAACAGATTGGCAAAAAATAAGAGCAACTGTTTCTACCCGTGTTGCCAGTGGTCCCTATTCAGTCATTGGCGGAGGAATCAGTAACACTGCCAGCAGCGGATACTCAACTGTTGCGGGTGGAGACAGTAACACTGCGTCAACCAATGAATACGCCACTATTGGCGGAGGATCTGGTAATCAATGTTCAGGCAATTTTGGAACCATTTCTGGTGGTCAAAGTAATAATGTCAGTGCTACTAGAGCAGCAATAAGCGGCGGATTTGCTAACACCGCCTCCAGTACCTCTTCCTTTGTCGGCGGCGGTTCAAGCAACACAGCATCAACCAACACCCACGCAACGGTGTGTGGGGGAAACACTAATACGGCGAGTGGGCAGCGATCATTTATAGGGGGCGGGGAAAATAACACAGCCAGTGGTTCGTGGTGTGGTTCTTTGTCCGGCATAGCTAATGTTGCAAGTGGCACGTATTCAGCTATAGCGGGAGGCGGTAGCAACGTTGCTTCTGCCAGCAATTCTTTTGTAGGAGGCGGCGACACTAACAGAGCAAACGGCATCAGTTCCTGCATTAGTGGCGGTGCATATGGAACAGCCCGCCTTGTTGTTGGGTATCACGTTTTCCCTGCATGTAATGGTCCTATAGCTACTACTCAAGGTTGCACCCAGTCCGCCCTGCTGCTCCTAGCCCGTCAAACAACAGACGCTACTGCCACAGTTCTTGCCAGTAACAACAGCGCCGCAACCACCACCAACCAAGTCATCCTGCCCAACAACAGCGCCTACAGCTTCAGTGGTGAAGTCATTGCAGGTGTAACTGGTGCTGGTGATAGCGCACGCTGGACTATCAATGGCGCCATCAAACGTGGTGCTAACGCAGCATCCACCGCCATGATTGGCACACCTACAGTTGTCATGACTCATTTTGACGCTGGTGCCGCTACTTGGGTTGTTGCCGTCACCGCTGACACCACCAACGGTGGCATTGCCGTCACCGTAACTGGTGCAGCAGCCACCACAATTAGGTGGGTCTGCAAAATTAACACCACCGAGATGACCTACTAATGGCACTTTCAATCACGCTCAACGAAACTGACATCGGCATCCCCATGGCCGATACCTACGCCCGCATTGTGATGTGGCGCGGCGATAAGGATCAAACCTTGGTCCAGGTGGCGCATTACGCCAGCGAGGATGCCCGCCAAGCCAACGCACAACCCGTCGCTAATCGCACGGTGTTTGCCCCCACACCTGACTGCGAAGGCATGGCCGCCATGTACAACTGGCTAAAGACCCAACCCGACTACGCAGGCGCGGCAGATTGCTAAAATAGGGGCACCTCAAGGTCCGCCGTGTCAACCCCTGAACCACAACCAGGGTTTTGGCGCGGCGTGCGGCAGGAA